CTCTTTAATCATATCTTGTATTTCATTAAGAAATGACACAGTATTTAATACGCTATTAATTTCAGCTTTTTTATCCATTACATTCCTGCAATGTTATTGATCTTGTCTAAAGCATTTATAAGTTCTTTAGATTGAGATACATCATTTTTTGCACTATCATTTTGTGCTTTTTGCATTAGCTCCATTTCTTTCATAGCCATGTCTGCTTCAAACTGTGCTTGTTTCTGTTGTAGCTCAAGCATTTCTTTTTGCACTTTAAGTTCAAGTTCTTGCTTGTCCATTTCTAATTGTGCCATTTTTGCTTGCATCTGCATTTCAGCTTTCTCTTTTTCTACTTGTGCAAGTATTTTAGCTGCTTCAGTATTAGGGTCAGTCTGTGGACTTTCTGCTTGTTGTTGAGCTAATTGATCTGATTCTTCTTGTGATATATCTTTTAAGAAACTAGATTCATCTTTAAATCCTGCCATGTTTACAAATTTAGCTAATGTATCTCTGTATTGCTTAAGGCTTACTAATGGATTGCTAAGACCATATTGTGTCAGCATCTGTTCTTGCTTATCAAGAACCATTTGCATAACACCTAATTGCTCACCCTTGCTACCATTACCTAGTCCAACATTGACTGTTATATTATATTCAGTAGACCATTCTCTAGGATTCATAGGAATGAAATCATTATTAACTTTAATGATTCTTTCTTTATCTTGATATTTACATACAAGTTGTAAGATGCCTTTAAATAAAGATGACACGCCAGTTTCAGCAAAGATACGAGCTATCAATTCTATTTTTCCACCCGCTGCACTTGTCATAGCGGCAACTGCTGTAGCTGTTACATTCTGTAATATGTTAGGGTCTAATCCTTGTGATGCTTCGCTGACACCTGTTCTTTTAGATTGTATACTATCTAGATACTCAAGCATAGGGAATGATTGTCCAGCACTAGATTGAACTGTAAGTGGTACTAAAGCATTAGGATTCTTAATTCTAATTACACCACCTGCTGTAGAGGTTAATAAGTCATCAAGATTAACTTGTCCTTCAACTGCGCCAACACGATAGTTATTAGTTAGGTATAAATTGTCTAGCATTTGTCTAGTAATAGTAGATTTAATTAATTGTAAATCCATTGTGCGATCAGCTAATGATTCACCAAAGAACTTATGTGGTATTGGAAAAGGGCATACACTATGAAATGGCTGATAATCACATTCTTCGTGCATAAGCACTTTGTTGTCTGCATAACAAACTCTATGGCGTTCTGCTATCCCATCACCATCTAAATCTGCTCTTACATAACACTCGTAATACTCAACTCGTTCCATGCTTTCATCTTCAGAGTTATTAGTATTAAATGGTTCTTCACCTGCTGAATACCTTGCAACTCTTTCTGGAGTAAAATCTAAAGTATCACCAGCAGATAGTTCTGCTACAACATCCTTATCGTAACCCATAGCAATTAAATCACTACGAGTAACTAAACTTCTTTGTGCAACAAAATCTGCATCTTCAATGTTAGTAGCTCTTTTATCAATTAAAAATTCTTCTGGAGCAACTGATTCAATTTTAACTTTAGAGAAATCTTTTGTGCGTTTGCATTTCACATTATAATATGTGTTGATAATAGGTGGTACTTCCATCATCATTGGCATACCCATCTCATCTATCATAGGTTGTCCAGTCATAGGATCAACAGGTGGTTGTCCAGTTTGTGGGTCTATCATTGGTTGAGGGTCTTGTTCTACTATTTCAACTTCTTCGTCTTGCATAATCATTGCAAGTTCGTCTTCTGTTAGGTTCTCGTATTTTTCTTTAGTAACATCTTTCTTGTCATCCCAGTAGCATTTAAGCACTCCAACTTTTTGAGCTAAACCATCCCAAAACATATCATGGAGTAAAGAAAAGCCATCGTTGTCTTTATAAAACACATGATTTATATACTGTGTTGCTTGTTCGGCTACCTCGCCATCCCCCTCATTAACAGGTTCAAATACAACTGCGTTCTTTGACTGGGTAAATACTTTTAATACTTGAGGGAGTGCTCCATCAACTGCCTCAGCTACCTCTGCAGTAACAATAGATGAGCGTCCTTCTACTTCATTGCCGTATGGCTCCCGCTGGTAATACTCTAGAGCCCTTTGCCTAGATAAAGATGTTTCAGTAGATATAAATCCTAATGAGTCATCAACATGAGAGCCAATAATATTTACTAATTCTCGGCTTTCATCTGAATCTTTATTCATGCTTTTTTTATCGTATGCCATTATTTATACTATCCATTGTTTGTTAATTTCTAAAGGTTTAGACCAACCATCATCTGTTTCGTTTAATCCTATTGCTAAATATCTAAATGAATCAGCAGCATGACTTGTAAAATCATGCAAAGGCTTATCAAAAAACACATCTCGTTTTTCATCATATGTCCTGCGGTAGTTTCTTAATAGATCAACTGCATCTTTTACTTTAGTGTTGAACCAGCATCTTGGTAGCATACGGCGAACTGCCTGTATACCATCATCTATTCCTAGCTTGGGCACAACCCTGCAATTTAACCCTGATTCTTGCAACACCTCTAGTCTTGATTTGCCTGTACCTAGTTCTCTTACTTGTATATCGTGTGGAAGTAATTGTTCTGCTGTGTTATATCGGTTATCTTTTAACCAATTCACATAATAATCTAGACCTTGTCCATGATTCTCTAGAAAGTCTATAATATGTAATTCTTGTCCAGCAACTTGACATACAAAAAGTGCTGTGCTGTCGCCCATACCTAAATCCCAACTTACAAATGTTTTGCATATATCATCACGAAGAACACTATCACTAATCTGGCCTTTAAACTCTAGATCATTAATTAAAGTTCCGTAGTAAGCACCTTCTACTGGTGTATGGAAATTAACCTCAAACTCTTGTGAGTATTTATCCTCCCCCATTTCTTTTTGTGCTGCGTTTAGTTCTTCCTGGTCTACTAAACCAGTTTCGCTTGCTTTAAATTCTAATAGATTCCATCCATCAGTTCCAGACTTTGCCTTATCTCTTAATGTAGCAAAATGGTTACGACCTTTAGGTGTTCCTATAAATAGCACCCATCCTTTTCTGTCTGCAATAGCGGGTCTTATAATCTCACTAAATAAACTAGGGTTAATCTGGGCATACTCATCAATCACTACACCATCAAGATATATACCTCGGAGTGCGTCAATATTATCTGCGCCATATAAACTAATTCTTCTACCAGTAAAGTCTGATCTTAATTCTGCAATGTTATTAACTGAACCTAATGGTCTTGTATATTCTGTTAGCATGTCCCAACTAATTCTTTTAGCTTGGCTATAAGTCGGGGATATGTAAGCGAATCGTGGATTCTTTAACTTACAATTTAATGCACTATGTATTAATTGGTTAATTGCACCAACCGTTTTACCCATTCGGCGATGGGCTACTACAACCGAGAATCTATTTTCCTTTACTGACTTATGTATTAGTCGTTGAGGCTTTCTAGGTATATAAGTAGTATTCTGTTTAGTCATCATCTAACGATTCAATTTTATCGTTATCGTCTATGCCAGTAATGACTTGAATTATCACTGGAGCATCTAAGTCACCAGAGATTTTACTCTCTTGCATTACTTTGCCATCACTTCTATCAAAGACTTCTTTAATAGCTGATACATCACCATCTTCTGCTTTAACCAATAATGCTTCTACTACTTTGTTTGCTCTGTGAGCTTCTTCTTGTATTAATCTACGCTTCAGAGTTTCTCCCAGTAACCTATTGATTTTACTAGAATGTTCGTTGCCTTTATTTACTTCAGCAGCTTTATCTCTGGCTAGTGCTAATTGTTCTTCTTTTGTCATTGTTATGCAACTCCATTATGGGTCATTGCTCCATTGTTAATTAAAAACCTAATTCATACATTAGTTGTGCGTATCAGCCATTATGCTTTAGCCTTAACTTTAGCTGTTTTAGATAGATCAGCAAAATGTAAAAGCCTTTTAGATGTCTTAGTGTGGCTTTTATTAGTGTGTACAGTTCCATTAGCCATAGTGTGCATAGAGCCTTTATGCTCTGTACCATTTCTTAAATAATGTTTTACACCTTTCATACACAATCCCCTAACGAATCAAACCATCTTTTTAATTCTTCTAGCTTGTTATTTAATACTTTCTTATCGGTGGCTTCTTTCTTTTTGCCATTTGTTTTTTCCTCGCTAGTCATTAAATTTACATCCTAAATTTTAAAGATTCATTAGCAGATGCTTCAATTGCTTCAGCCATAGTTCTTTTGGAATAGTCTATTTTCTTTTCTTGAGGTTTGGTAGTAGGTGCTTTAATTACTGTAGCTACTGCTTTTTTTTGTTTTTTAATCATTATTTATTTCCTTACATTTTTGTATGCGTAAACATCCTAAATCTATAATAAAGTATTCATATTTATATACTGGAGCAATATTAGGATTATTAGTATCTGCTTTAGTAGCTTCATACCATTCTATACCAAAATGACATCCTACAAATAAATGACATGACCACATAATTAATTTCCAGTAAATAAAAAAAATCCCACCGATTAAGATGGGATTCCAAAGGAGTGTTAAGATAAAATCTAGACGAATCTATCCCAACCCCTGATTATAACATATCCTTAAATTAGAATCAATTAAAATCTCTCCTCAACTGCTCCTGTTTCTTTATCAACATAATATATACCATTTGACCATCTTTCTGCATCTCTTGCTTTTGTATATATTTTTTCTTCTTTTACTGCTTCAGCTTCTTCTTCAAACTGATCTGCTATAGCTTGGAAATCTATTTCTAGGGCTAACAACTGATTTTGTAGCAGTTGAATGGCTTTAGCATTACTTAATTTTTTTTCTACTTGCTCAAACCAATAATCTTTAATCTGATCTAGTATTGGATATTGCTTTTGCTTTTCTAAAGTATCAGTAACAAATTCAGTTGCTATTTCTTCTAATACTTCAATGTCTAAAAATTTTATAACTGATTTAGTGTCTGTTAATAACATTATTTTCTCCCTTTTTTGTAATTTTCATATCTACTTTGTTGGCGTTGATATTCAGTACCTTCTTTAGTAGCCATTTGAAATAACCATATATGTTCGTTATGCAAACTATACTTTTTTGGTTTTGGTTTATATACAAAATTTAACATTATCTTTCTCCTTTGTTTATTTATCCTACATACATATAATACTACATATGATATTAATTGCAAGTCTTTTT